AAAACGAACCACCAAACAATTCTACATTTATTTTGTAAAAAAGTTTAATGATTCGTAAACTACTAGAGAAGAAAATATTATTATTTTCCTAATTGCATTGGTAAAAGTATAGGTAATTCTCCATTATCGAGTACTACCATACAAGAAATAGCTGGTTTTTTTCCTGCTTTTGCGTAACCAAATGCATAAGCTTTATGGTCAATACCACAGCCAACTTGAGCTGTAAAGATAGAATAGTTAATACCTACATATCTCTCTACATAATTTTGTGTATGTAAATGGCCTTGTACAGTTGACATCATATCAGCACGACCTTTTGTTCTCGCAGTACCTGCTTCTCCATGAATATATTGTACATTATTATATACTACTCTTTCAGTGAAATTCCAGTCTGGAGCATTTAATACATCTGAATATGTTCTTATCCATTGTTTAGGTATTCCTCCTGATTGTGCTTTCCTAGCGATTAATCTGTCATGATTTCCTATCATTACATCAGCGACTGGGAATGCTTTTACCCATCTTGATAATTTATCAATAGCTAATTCTAATTCATCACCTCCTCCAAGTGCATTAGCATCTGTCTCATGATATGATGTATAATGATTATCTATAACGTCTCCGATGAATACTACTCTATTACAGTTGAATCTTTTGTATTGCTCTTTACAGTGCTTTAAATAAGATTCTAGACAGAATGGTTCATGTAGGTCACCTATTACTAATACGTTCTCTACTGTCTTATCTCTTGACTGTATAACTCTAGCTGCTTCATTAGGAGCTAGTCTCATTCTAATAGTTGCTTCTTTTTTATTTTTCATAGTAGTTTATTTATTTTTAGTTATTATTTCTTTTCTCTATTGTACGTCCTCCAAAATATGCACCTATAGTAGTTATAAGGATTATTTGAAGTAAATCAATGTAATTCTCACTTACATTAAAATCTATATTACCAGAATCTATAAATACTAATAGCATAGTACATACTACTAAGAAGATTAAAGTTAATGGTCTTATGTTTTTACTTAGCTTAGAATCTGAATTCATATCTGACATCCACCTTTCAGTAACATTACGTTCTATATCAGCTTCATATCTAGCTACTAATTCTTTTATTTTTAATTCAGCTGCTAATTTTTCATCTTTAGATGTTATAACATTATCTAATACATTACCTACTTCTTTTACTAATGTACTAGCTCCAGCTGAAAATAGTTTATTTATTATACTCATTTTATATTCTGTTTTTAATTAATAATTCCATATTACTATGGTTCATGTTTTCTAATATTACCTGCATTAATAAAGTATGAGCTTTTTTAGAATTTAATATCATATCTTTTTTTCTACTCATTCCAGTTAATATACATCCTAAAGAATCTTTTGCTCTATTACCTATATGGAATAGTATAAAGCTTCTAGAGGGTACTTCCATCACTTGTAAGTGAACGTATTTATATTTAGTACTATCAGCTCCAGAACGTACACAAAGGTCGTATAAGCCTACAGGAATAGATGAGGCATTAGTTTTGTTATCATTATAAGGTAATTCTAAAGTATCGCATATTTTATGTGAATTCATATATAAACTTCCTATAATTGATTCATCTGTAAAGATTTCTCTTTCTAAAATAAAATTGGCTTTCGGTTTTGTGTTATTCATATATTATTATTTAATTATTAAAGTGCAAACATACAACAATTATTTTAAATAACCTAATCTTTTAGCCTTTTATTTCTTTTACTCCTTAATTCTAGTATTTTATATACTGTATATACTATAGTAACAAGTAGTAAAATTATCTTTAACCCTGAATCAATAGCATCTATAGAAGATGTTATTAATACACCAGTAAAAATAGTACCTTGATTTACTATATCTCTCATATGACTAAACATTATAGTAAGTATCCTCCAAGCTTATCTAAGTCGGTAGGAGCTTCATTACCTATATTAAGGCCAGAATAGAATGCAGAACCTCTAGATGGATTAACATCTGAACCTGTATTAGTTTTATACTCAGGGAATAAGTTATTATTATTGCATAAGTAATCTACTAATCTATTTTCATAGAATTCTGCAGTATTAGCTATCTCTTCTCTAAAGTGACTAGCGTCGCTATTAGACATAGCTTCACCAGTTTCTGATGTCTTACTATAGATATTACCATTTTGTACCTTAAAACGTAAGAAAGGAATACATTCATAAAAAGACCAATGTACTAAAGCATCAGCAATATAATCATCTACTAAGATTTTATAGTTACCAGTTAATGTACCTGCTTGAATTTCATCTGATATTTTATTATATAAATCACTACCTAATCTTTCATGGATTCTTTTCTCTTGTGCTACTCTTACATAAGGTACAAGAAATTTAGGGTCTACATTTCCATTAATTGCTGTACTTTGTTTAATTTTATTTTCTGATACAAATAAGCTAAATGCTGTCATATTATTTTATGTTTTAAATTATTATTTTATTTATTTACAAATCCTTTGTTCGGCATGTCTGTAGGAGCTACTGGTACTTCTTGTTCGTTTACTTTAGTTTTAAATCCTTGACTTCTAGCTGCAGTAGTTGTTATAACTAAATCAGAGTTTTTAGGTCTCTTACCTTTCTGTACTAGAATGAAACGTCTCCACGAATGTTTACATGCTCCACCTCCTTTATATTTCCATATAGAGTATGTATCAGCTCCTTTTAATCCCCATCCTTCATTAACTTTCATAGTAGACATTTTAATAATATCTTCTTTTCTAAATACTTTATTTGAAGATAACATCTTTTGACAAAATTCTCGTTCAGGTGAAGGATTACCTACATACTTATATCTTACTCTGTATATATTATTATTATCTTTTTGCTTACTAGTTCCATCTTGTTCAGATTTTCTATTAGGATATGCTCCTCCTACACTAGCTAATTCAATATGATTATTATTTAATTCTAATTCAAAATCAAACTCTTCACTTTCTTCTAAAGAATCATCTTCATTTAATATATCATATGCTTCCATTGATTCACCATGACTAGATAGGAAGCTATCTAATTGGCTCTGCTTTGACATTTGTACCTCTTCACTTTCCTCCTCTTGAGTTTCCTCACCAGTCTCTAAAGCTTTCAATCCTAATTCTTCTCTGATTTCATCCTGAGTCATAACTTCTTTAAGAGTAGCCATATCAAATCTAGAATTTAATGGTTTATTTTGTACAAATTCTATAGGTAAATCCATATTATTTACAGATAGTATTTTAGATAAAGTTTTAAGTATTACTTCCTGCATTGGTTTTACTACAGTATTTAAATATATTTCAAAAGCATCGTTTAATTCGTTAGCATTTGAACCGAAACCATTTTCTGACTTTATTCCAAATAACATTGGTGACGTCACTCTATGTGCAGTTAAAACGTTTTGAACCATTAACTCCTGTAGTGCTATATATTGCTCATGTTGAGTTCCTTGTTGTAAAGGAGTAATAGTAGGAGTCTTAGTATTATCATCTGAAAAGCTTAGAATCATTTTACCAGCATTTTCAGCTCCAGAAAATTTCTTTTTAAGATTGTTTTCTATTTGATTTCTCTCCTGAGCTGTTGGTATACCATTAGCAAATGAAATAAAATGTCCTCCAGTAAATCCTGAACTGATAGAATTTAGGTGAAATTCAGCTATTTTAGAATCTACTAACATCCAATTACATCCAGAACTGTAATCAGGATTTCCATATAAATCTAAGCTAGGTGAATATGATTTTACATACATAATTTGACTAGGTGATGTTCTATCATTAGTATTAAATGCTGGTACAGCTACTGGTTCGTTATTTCTTAAATCTGACCAATCTGAAGATACAAAGTATTCTTCTACTCTACCCATAACATTAGGCTTTCCACTCCTGATTTTTTCAACTGGAATATGGTATACTTCTGAGATAGCTGTTTTAGCTCTATTGTAAACTATGTTAAGAGCAAAAGCTCCTTGTAATTTATAATCAAAAGCTACTTTCTTAACCATATCATTTACATTTTCATTACTATTAATATTAGCAAAGAATTTTTTAATCTTAACTAGATTGTTAAGGTCTTCAGTATCAGTTACTTCTATAGATTTACCTGCTACCATTTCTGCAGTTGCATTTACTATAGCAGAATGCGTACTAGAACCGTAGTATAAATCAATTAAGAAATCTGGATATCTATTAGCCCATTCTGCATTACCATATTCTACCCAGTCTTTATTAGCAACTTCTATAATTTTAGCTGATATATCAGATTCTAAATTTATATTACCTATCATGTTTTTGTTCATAGCCATTTTATTTATTTTTTAGTTATTTTATTAAAGTGCAAACATACGAAAAATATTCCATATATCCTAATTTATTCTATAATATCTTCATCTATTTCTGTCCATCCTGTATTTTGTAGCATTTTTCTTGTTTCTAATCTAGTCATGAAACCTCTATGACCTTCACAATTCTCTAAAAAAGAAGGGTAATTACCCCATCCATCAAAAGAAATTAAAGTCAACTCAAAATTTAATGATTGAATTACACTGTTTACACAAGACTCATTAACTTCATTGAAGTCAACAAATCCTATGTCTCTAGTGTTTATTACTATATAATATCTCATTATGATAAACCTGTTATTGATACATTAACTATATCATTAGATACCATATTCTGAAGTCTTAACATTGTGTAATTTTGGTCTGAAGTTTTAACATCATTTCTAAGGTTATTAGAATAACTATCTAAAGAACCATCACCCATTAACCAAAGAGAAACACATCTTTCAGGATATGTATCAAAAGCATAAGGAGTATTATTATATGCTAATCTTTGCTGAGTTCCATCTCTATAATCAATAACCCATTGTTGAGGGTCACGTACTTGCATAGAAATCTCTGTATCATCTGGAAGTAAAAAATCTCTTTTTAATGTAGATATTAATGTAGAAGCTACTTTCAAAGAAGCATTAGTATTAAATGTCTGACTACCAGATTCTTTACCTATATAGAAATCACCGTTAAGACCTCTATTTAATCTACCATCACCAACTAAAGACCATGTACCAGAAATATCAGATACAGTACCAGTAGATAAATTAACTTGTTTGAATCTAAAGTTATCAGCTAATGCAGATGTAGTAGATTGAGCTTGATTAGGCCTGAAACCTGTAGTATCTATATAATAACCATACCATCCATCAGAAGGCTTATCAAATAAGAATTGACATCCATTACTATTAGCACCATTTATACCTGTAGAACGTCCCCAGTAGAATTCTATTTTAGAACCAGCTCCTGTTTCGTGAGTACTTAATGAAATTCTATCATTAGCATAATTTTCAGCTTGTGAAAAGTAACATTGAGGCTTAGAGTTATCTATATAAACAACTTGACAAATACTAAAAGGTCTAGCATCTGTATCTGTAGAAGTCTTACCATTAGTAGCACCCCATACGTCATTATTCATACCTCCCATATTTAGAATATTAAAAGAATTACTGTTATGTACTCCAATTAGATACTCATTAGCTCCATTAATATCTACTGC